TACAATATAAAAAATTGTAAAAAAATAAAAATAAAATTAAATAAAAATCCTGGTCTATGATAAGGAAAAAAACGTGAAAAACAGCAAAAACAGCATTTTTTCAAATCAAGACAGTAACTACTCAGCAAATTCAACACCATCTTTATAAAACCAGTAGTTTTCATCAATATCATAAACATTCCATCTATCGTTAGATAATTTGTTAAAATCTGGAAGTTGATTGCTGAAAATAAATATATTGGGACAATTACCAATTACCATACCACCTTCATATTTGCCTGAATAAAAGCACATATCTTTAACTTCTTCAATACCAGTATAACTTAAGTATTTATCATCAAAACTACGAGGCAGATTAATTAATATTAATTCTGGAGTATCGTTATTAGTTTTTTTGTATTCAACAATACCGTGTTTCATGTCAGCACATTTGCCTGACAGCATAATAGCACCATATTTTGCACACAGTAATTTACAAAAAGTGGTTTTACCAGTTCCACCATTATCATCTTTGAACCAGTATATAGACCGATCATTTGGTTCATTAAGTTTAACTATATCTAAGATAATTTTTTGAAAATTATACAACTTAGATTCATCAAGTAATTTTAATGCACGAGGAACTTTTAAGTTTCGTAATTCAAAATCACCATCTTTAGAGCAATATTTAATATTCTCTATTTCACTACCTTTAGCAGATTCAATGTGGAATCTATTGTTTATTTTTTTAATAGCAGAAAATCTTGTTTTCTTAGAAAAATTAATATATATTTGTAAGTGAGGAGTTCCAGACTCACCAACTTCTTTGCCAATAATGAATTTATTGGAACTATCGGAACTAAAAGAATTAACTAAATTTGAATACTCATCTTTAGTATAGTTATTCAGTGTTAAACACCATCGTTTCTTAGGAGATTCTTGTTTAGGAGGCGGGGAATTAGTATTACCCCCGCCGGAACTATTGGAACTATTAAGAGACATTTTATATTATATAGAAGAAAATAATCTTTAAGTATTTTTTTTAAAATTTTTTATTTGAAAATAAAATCTAAGTATAATTATAACAATGCCAAAAAAATACACGAAAGCGCAAAAAGCAGCTTATGCCAAAAAGATGCAGAGTAAGAAAAAGAAACCTGCTAAGGTTTCTAAACAAAATCAATTTAGAGTTGAATATAAAGATCGGATTACTGAAGTAATAGATAATAAATTAACTATAAATAGTGGGGGACCAAGCAGTGGTCCAGCAAACACACAAGTATTAATTCCAGAAGCACTGACGAGAGTATTTCCTCAAGGAACGAGTAACGGACAAGTAGATGGAAATAATATTAATTTAAAATATCTGAATATGAAAGTAAAACTAGATTTTACTGAATTGCCACAGTTTGTAAATAATGCTGGACCAACGACAGCAGCACTCGTTCCACAACGTTATAACTTAACAGTTAGACAAGTTTGGATTAAAAAAGATATGAGAGATTTTTTAACAGCAACTTATGTAAATCCATCTAGTAAGAGAGAACAAGCAGCATTTCCTTCGGAACCAATTGCTAATCAAGGATGGATAGATACAGCAGATTTATATACTTATCAATCTAGGTTACAGCCAGAATTTTTATCATATTCAAGAAAAGAAAAAACGGATGTAATAGTAATTAAAACTATGAGAATCATGGGAGAACAAACTAAAACATTTCAAGACGAAGACGGACAAGATAATATATCACCAGATAAACATTTAACTTTTAATTGGACTATGCCGAAAGTTAAGCAACTATTAAGTCCTGTTGCAGATGATGGGACACAGATGATTATATCAAGCATGTGGGTGCCAGCTGTATTAGTATCGTTAGATAGAAAATATACAGTATTATATGAAGACGGAAAAGCAGTCCCGCCAACTCCGTTAAATATTAGTCATATCAGTCATTTAACTTATACTGATTCCTAATGGACGACTAAGCAATATCTTTTTATTCCGTGAGGACAAAACAACAACGTTGTTTTTTTCACACTTAATTTTTAAAAAAGCATTCCTTCAAAATAAATTAAAATTATAAGTATAATTGTAAAAATTGTAAAAAATTAAAAATAATAAAATATTTCTATAAAATTTTAAGACATAACTACAATATAAAAAATTGTAAAAAAATAAAAATAAAATTAAATAAAAATCCTGGTCTATGATAAGGAAAAAAACGTGAAAAACAGCAAAAACAGCA